GAGAAAAGCATTAACTAAAGTGCTAGAGTACGCATCTTAATACCGACAAAATAAACCTTGTCATGCCAATGTGCATATTGCAGAATATGAACATTGGCATTTTTTCATAGAAAGGAAAGATACATGGCAAGACAAGTGTATATCGTTTTAGAAAACGATAATAATAGTGGGAAAAATACAGCTTACAGCTTTTTTCATTTTCCTACATTAAGTGCAAGTAAAGAGTGCAAAGAAGTTAATGAGTACAGTATTGTCTTCTCTGATATAGAACAGTTAAAAAGGGATTATTCTGCTGAAGATTTAAAGTGGATCCTTGTAGCCTGTAACCAATATCATTTTCACAAGTATAACGAAGACCAACATTATATTAATTTTTTTGAATATGTGAAAACACACTCCAAAAAATATAAACCTATAGAAAAAACAGAAGGAAAGAAAATGACTGAATTAACACCAGAAGCTACCAAAAAAGTCTTAAACATAGTTGCTGATGGAACATTGACATCTATGCCTATTCATAAGTTAGAACCTCATGTAAAAATAAAAAAGCTTATGGATTCACCCCCTATGCGTGAGGGTACAAATCGTTATAGAAATATGATGGTTATTTTAAACTCTGATACTTTAGGTGAAGCATTACAATCTTTGCGTAAGTTAGAGCCTTCTCCGGGAAGTGCTAGAGATATTACTATTGCTATTCAAAACAAAGTAATCCAGCTAGGCATGGGAGAGTAATTGTGAATATAGAGAACTTAGAAAGGTTCTTTTATTGGATAAATGAGCGACATGCTATTTACCGAAAAAAAGTAATTGGTGATCCACCTCCCTACACAAAAGATAAAATACTCCAAGAGTATAAATTTACAAACCCGTTCCGTGAAAACGATAAGGTTACTATATGGATGCGTCAGAACTGGACAAACCCAAACCATAATAAACCCGATGGCGAAATAATATTTAACTGTTGTTTGTTTAGAATGGTTGGTACAACTGAGTTTGCTGAGGCTCATGGTTGGGCTTCAAAGTGGGAGCCTGAACATACTAAGCAATTAATCGCCGAACGATTGGCTAAGAAGTTGCGAACTTTTACAGGAGCATATATTATAACTAATCAAGGGTTAAAGTTACCTAAAGGAGAAGTTGTAGTTGACCATTTCCTCACACCGATATGGGAAAATAAAGATGAGCTCGCAAAGGTTGCGACCAAAACTCAGTCGCTACAAGCCTTACACCATGCGATGTCTGCCTATCGTGGGTGGGGTGGAGGGGGCTTTATGTCTTACGAAGTGGTTACCGATCTCAACTACACACGCATACTGGACGAGGCGACAGACCGTTTTACTTGGGCGAACGCAGGTCCAGGAGCAAAACGAGGGTTAAACAGATTATACAATAGACCCCTTAACAAAGGACTAACTGCTGTTCAGTCTAATATAGAAATGAAAAATGTATTAGATATTGCACAGGGTACTAGAAATGTAGTCTCCATTGAAAATGTAGATATGCGAACTATAGAGCATAGCCTATGTGAGTGGGATAAGTATGAAAGAGTTAGATTAGGGCAAGGTACACCTCGTAGTAAGTATGATGCCCATCTTAATTCACTTTTAAATTACAACAAAACATTGGAAGGACCTGTAGCATGACACATGTAGATTTATTTTATTTAAGCCCTAATCCGTATGGAGGTTGGGTAACTTATACTAATCATTTGATGGAAGCCCTTAATGCCGTAGATATTAAGTGTACTCTGTTTAAGATAAGACCAAAGAGTGAACGCAAAAGCCGTGAGTTTGGTTATGGTAAACATTATAGAAATATTTCTATGGCTGAGGCTAAGAATCGTAAAACTATTGTAAACAACGAGTACAAAGAAACGATTAAGTTAGTTGTCGCTGGGGCAAAGCAGTTTAAAGAAGAAACACAAATGTTATACGATATAGGTGCAAGTATAGTTGTTCATGACCCAACTGAATTAAAAAACTTACCTGTTGATTTAGACCCTAAAAGGTGCGTTGTCATTAGACAAATAGGTGCAAGAACTTTTAAGGGAGCAACCTTTATCCGTCACCCTTATACACCTTTTCCTAAACATACTAACCTTGATAGAAAGGGGGCTGTAAGTACTTCGCGTATTGACTTTGATAAGCATACTGAAATATTATTAGATACTAATAGGTTATTAGCTGAAGATAAGAAAATAAATATAAGAGGTTTTGAAAACAGAATTTTTACTCGGTTTAAAATTGTGCCAAAGTATCCAGAGTGGGTACAATCTAAAGCCCATTACCCTAGAGAAAATGATTTTGCGTTTAAGTTAATGCAAGATTATGTGTTTAATGTAGATATGACGCAAATAGTGGGTGATGGTGGTGGAACACAGTACACAGCTTTAGAATCTTGGAACGCAGGATGTATTCCTATTATACATAATAAGTGGATACTTGACGAACCTGATGATATGAAGCCTGATTATAACTGTTTTGCTGTTGGCTCTGCAGAAGAGTTGGCTACTATACTCAATGGGGCTTACTCTGATTCTATACCACAAATTAGAGAAAATGGGTATAATGCTCTTAAATTACACGATCCTATAATAATAGGTAACCAATACAAGCAGTTCTTAAACATTGAGTAGCCACTCGATTAGGCTCTGACTGTCACAATTAACTTATAGGGTATGTTTGTACCCTATAATAACTCATTCGCCATAGGAGGGCATATTGTACAATATATATAGTAGAGGTGTTAGTGAGGCTTTATATCACGGCATACAGGTTATCCAAAACACAGGGGTAGAGGTAGATACTAGAAATGGTAAAGCTTTAGAGTTTCCAATGCCTGTTTGCACAGAATACACACATAGTTGGGAAAGAGTATTGTTTTACCCTCAACGTGATGCTAACCCATATTTCCATTTTATGGAAAGCTTATGGATGTTAGCAGGTCGTAATGATGTAGAGTGGATCAGCCAATTTAACGGAAGAATGAATAATTACAGCGATGATGGTGTTACTTTTCATGGTGCATACGGACATCGCTGGAGGAAGCACTTTGGTGTAGACCAATTAAACATAGCTAAAAACAGATTGTTAAGTTACCCAAACGATCGTAGAGTTGTAGTAGGTATGTGGGATCCTTATGCTGATCTAACTTCAACAAATACAGGAGTAGATTATCCTTGTAATACACAAGTCTTTTTCTGGGCTAGAAAAGGTTACCTTAATATGAGTGTAGTAAACAGAAGTAATGATATGATCTGGGGTGCTTATGGAGCGAATGCTGTACATATGTCTTTTTTGTTAGAATATATGGCTCTTATGACAGGTAATAAAATAGGTATGTATTATCAAATAAGTAATAACCTCCATGTATATACAGATGTATTAGAAAAACTAAACTTGTATTCTCTTCAGCCCGATTATGAACCTTACCTTTTATTAGCTGAAGATGGGCTAAGTTATAATTCGCCACCATTAATAGATAATGCTCATAATTTTGATTCTGAGTTGTACAAATGGTTTGATGATTATACAATAGAAGGATTAACTAATACTTATCTTACAAAGACAGCTACCCCTATGATGGATTCATGGATAGGCTGGAAAGATAAAGATATGACCACTGCATTAAAGTTTGCACAACTAATAGGGGATAGAGCATGGAGGAGGGCTTGTATAGAATGGTTAGAGAGGAGACTGAAGTGAGTACTAGAAGTAAGATAATACAAAAAGTAAATGTTTTAGCAACAGAAGATGTAAAAGGGTTACATGAAGCCGAGCAATCTTACGGTGATAGCTGGAAAAAGCGAGGTGGTGTAGGTGCTTTTATGATGCTTGCTCGTAAATGGGATAGGCTTGAAAACCAAGTAACAAAAGTTAATTACGATGTTTTCCAAGCAATAAAGGAAGATACTCGCCCAGAGGGTATATTAGATGACATACAAGATTTAAGGAGGTACTTATTATTAGTGGAGGCAGAAGTAAGATTAAATGGAATCACTCGACCAGAAGATAAAAGCAGTTTGTGATACATGTGGAGATGAAAGAACACTTACCTTTCGTACTCTTAAAAACAAATGGGCGATGTGTAAAAAATGTCGCCCACCTAAACCTATGAGGATAAAAAGTAATGCAGATACCTTTATTTCAACCCCCGATTGATTGGGTTATGCCAGATGGTTACCCAGACTTAGCTAAGTATAAAGAAGTAGCTATAGATTTAGAAACAAAAGATCCTAATCTAACAACAATGGGGTCAGGGTGGGCTAGAAAAGACGGACATATAATTGGAGTAGCTGTAGCAGTGGAGGGTAATCAATGGTACTTCCCCATTAGGCATGAGATAGGTTCAAACTTTGACCCTATGAGAACACTACATTGGTTAAAAGAAGTTGTTTCTGTAGATAGGGATTATATTTTTCATAATGCTCCTTACGATGTAGGGTGGTTACTTGCAGAGGGAGTTCATATTAAAGGTAGAATATGTGATACAATGGTTGTTGCTCCCCTGTTGGATGAAAATAGATTCAGTTATGCCCTTAATGCGATAGGCAGGGATTATTTGCAAGAACGCAAGTCAGAAGTTGACCTAAGAGAAGCTGCTGAGGCATTTGGAGTAAATGCTAAAAGTGAGATGTATAAACTTCCTGCTCATTATGTGGGTAAGTATGCTGAGCAAGATGCTGGATTAACATTAAGATTATGGCAGTATTTTAAAGGATTAATAATTAAAGAAGATATCTCAGATATCGTTAACCTTGAACTCAAGGTTCTTAAAACAATTATCCCTATGCGAGCAAGAGGTGTTCGGGTTGATTTACATAAAGCTGAACTAATAAAAGTAGATTTATTAGCAAAAGAACAAAGGTTAATGAAAGAAATAAAAAGGATCACAGGCATAGAAGTTGAAATATGGGCTTCTGAGAGTGTTGCTAAAGCTTTTGATGCTGTTGGGTTAGGCTACAGTAAAACAGAAAAGACAGGAGCTCCTAGCTTTACTAAAGGGTTTTTAACGACACACCCACATGAAGTCCCTAAAATGATTGTACAAGCCAGAGAATTTAATAAAGCACGAACAACTTTTGTAGATACTATACTAAAACACCAAAAAGATGGTAGGATTCATGCTGAACTCCACCCTTTACGCAGTGATCAAGGTGGCACAGTAACAGGAAGATTCAGTTATAGTAACCCTAATCTACAACAAATCCCTGCTAGGCATGGTGAAATTGGTCCACTTATTCGTAGTTTGTTTATACCAGAACAAGATGCGTTATGGGGTGCGTTCGACTACTCAAGCCAAGAACCTCGATTGGTGGTGCATTATGCAAAACTCATGGGCTTTAGAGGGGCAGAAGAGTTTGCCGACCAATATAATATAGATGCTAGAACAGATTTTCATCAGATGGCTGCTGATATTGTAGGAGTACCACGCAAACAGGCTAAAGATATTAACTTAGGTCTGTTTTATGGTATGGGAAGTAAGAAGCTCGCAGCAAGTTTAGGCTTAGAGTTTGAAGATGCACAAGACCTATTTGCTACTTATCATAAAAAAGTACCCTTTGTAAAAGAGTTATCTGAATATGCTATTAACAGAGCCACACAAAAAGGAGTTATCCGTACTTTACTAGGCAGAAGATGTAGGTTTGATAAATGGGAACCAACTCAATATGGTAGCTGGAAACCTATGACTCAAAAAGATGCGTATGCTGAGCATGGTCCAGCTATTAAAAGAGCATTTACTTATAAAGCTTTAAACAAATTAATTCAAGGGAGTGCTGCTGACCAGACAAAAGCTGCGATGGTTGCATTAGCTGAAGAGGGAATTATGCCTATGATACAAGTGCATGATGAACTTGATGTAAGCGTAGAGAATGAAGCACAAGTAAAAAGGATAACAGAGATAATGGAAACTTGTGTCTCTCTTGAAGTACCAAGTATTGTAGACGCTGAGCTCGGTCCAAATTGGGGTGAGGCAAAACAAACTTTGAGCGATAAACCTTGGACAAGGGGTTTACGAGATAATCATTCAACCATGCAGACATAGGAGAAAGTCATGTCAGATAATATAAAATGGGGATCTTCACAAAAAGGAGATTACTTATTACTACGAAAAATACATAGAAGACTACAAGGGGGTCATGTTGTTAGATTTCACACAAGACCAGAGGTAGGTGAAGGACAGAATGTTGCCAGTCATACATGGAGGGCATTGATTGTATTGACTACGCTATGGGAAGATGTAAGTAAAGAGGCTATACTCTGGTTGTTATTCCACGATGTAGCAGAAGCCGAGTTAGGCGATCTTCCAGCGACAACTAAATGGAAATATACGGAGTTAGCACAAGAATTTTCAAAAGCAGAATTTAAATACGAAAAAGACCTGGAACTCCCTGTTATGCTACAAGATTTAACAGAGAAAGATAGGAACTTAGTCAAAATGGCTGACATGCTTGAGTTAGTTTTACATTGTAAAAGACAACTACAAATGGGAAATACTTTAGCTGAGCCTATTTATACTCGGGGCAGAGAATATTTATATAGAAAATTTTCTAGCAATCCCGACTTTGCAGTAGTACATAGTGTTTTATTAGAACTAAAATAAGGAGGAAAATAAATGAAAGATTTTTCTAATTGCTCTGAATGTGGAGAAAAACTAAAGAATGTAAACCATAAACGAACAAGACCAAAGTTATGTCCTTCTTGTCGAGGTGATAAGGTTGGGGGTAACAGTGGGTTACGACAAGTATTTTTAGATTTGCAAAAAAACCCTCCGCCACCATCAGCGTATGAAGGAACATTTGAAGACGATCCTAGAGCAGTAAATGAAATAGAATATGGTAGAGTAGTTAAACAACCTACAGTTCAATTAGCGAGTCAATCAACATTAGGAGATTAAAATGGATAAAAATCAATTAAGAAAAGAGATAGAAGAAGATGAAGGGTGTAAGTATGAGATTTATTTAGATCATCTTGGCTTGCCTACTTTTGGAATTGGACATTTGATTACAGAATGGGATGAAGAATATGGAAAACCCGAAGGAACTGTTGTCTCCGAGGACAGGGTCTCCTCTTGTTTCCAAGCAGATATTCATACTACG